TTACAGTTGTGAAGGTGAATGTGCCGCTGGAGGAAACAACGAATGTTTGAACTGCGGTAGCGTTGTAATAAACGGTTCCTGTTACAGTACCGGCGAGAACAGGGGTGTGCTCTAGAGCGCCGTAGGTTACTGTTGAGGAAGCTGCGGTTACTAGGCTGTTGGTTGTCTCGTTTTGAACGAACTGGCTGCTGTAGAAGATGTCAAGATTGGCATCACCAGAAGCTAGCTGTTGTAGTGAGTTAACATCATCAGCGGGGAAACCACCGTTGTTGCTAGCTCCACGAACGCTGCCCTTGTTGGAGCTATAGCGGAAGCGGAGATAGTATACCAAGCCGGTTGGGCCTAGTAGGGGCTGAACGCTAACAATCTTGTTGGCGATTAGCTGTGGATAGATACGACGAACAAGAGGAATAGAAATTCTCTTGAATTGGGCTACGTCGCTAGTATCTGTAGAAACTTCGTTGATTAATCTCTGGTTCTCGAGGAGAACGGCAGTAGAAGAGCGGACATAGGGATCTTCGATACCCTTTAGGATGCCAGTCTTTGACCAACGTGTTTCTAGTTCTCTAGCTTCGTTAAGAAAACGTGCATTTGCGTTCATGTTATAAACCTTAAACCTTTCTGTTTAAATCAATTAGTCTTCTTTACACCTGAAAGAACAAGAAGCTCGTTAACGACACCGTTGCTGTTATCGTTGAATTCAGCGATAACTTGTACATTCTCGGTGTCAACATGTCCTCTCCCACTTGCTTGCTTTACTTTGTTTACTCTTTCTTTCTGCTCGGTGATGGCCTGAGCTTTTTTGGAGGCTGGCTTGGCAGCGGCGGCTTCTCTAATAGCAGCCATTCTGCTTTCGTTAACAACATTGTTGTTTACCTTGCGGACAGACTCGTGAAGACGAGTGTTGTCTGTTGATAGACGGATGTTGCGGGCTTCCATAATTCTTAGTTGGCCACGAAGCTCTTCGATGTGCTTGCTAGCTTCTTCGAGCTTCTGAGATGTGCCAAAAGCTTTTTCCTCATCGGAGAGGTAGTCAGCAGCGATACCAACGATCTTGTCTAGAGCAACTTTGTGCTCGATTAGACGGGGATCATTGATTAGATCACGCTTAGCTTGCTCGTAGATTTCAGCGCCTTTGAATTGAAGGAACTGATCAACTTTCTCTACGATGTAGTTCTTCATTTCAGCTAGTTTGCTGTCATACTCTTCATATAGAGTTGTTTCAACAGTAGCCTTGGTATTTCTTTCGGCTAGAAGCATTTGATAAGCTTCTTCGTAGCCTTCTTCGAGAGCTGTTTCGAACTCTTCTTTTTGAACTTCGAGACGTGTTTTGAGATCATTGATGATCTCATAAGCTTCCTGATAACCTTGGTAAGCTGTCTTCTCTGCTTGAGATAGTTCGCCAGATAGTTGGCTATAAGCTTCTTCTAGGTTCTTATTGTATTCAGATTCCATATCTTCCTTGGCTTCGTTGATCATGGCAACTACAGCTTCGGATACTTCGTGGATTTGATCTTCAGGTAGCAACTTCTTGAGTGCTGAAACAATTTTATTTTCCATTATCCTAACCTCTTCAAAATGTTACTGGTTTGATTCTTTACTATGCCGCCCAAACAAGCTATTAAGGCTTCTTTGCTTACTCTATTTATGCTCTTGCTTTCATTTTTTGTTGGTGCGGTTGGCAAATGGCTTGGAAAATACTCCTGACTTTCCATTTTGCCAGCTACTTTCTGTTGGAATGCAGCAAAAGTAGATGGGTCTGCAACCGCATCAAAAGTAATTAGTTTGTAAGACTCTCCAATTACTAGAATGCCGTTTTCATTCACCTTTCCACTCCCTACGCCTCTGGAGCTAATACCAACTCTTACACCATCGTTAATAAGAGCTTTTAATATTTTTCCATGAGGAGTATTAAGGATTTCGCCTTCTCCCATTAGTACATTTCCTTCCCACCATAGTCTTGTGACTACATGGGATGCTTTTTCAAAGTGAATAATTGAATCTTCTGGATGGTCCAGTTCTCCAACTAGTCCTCTTGATCTAACACATTCGTTTAGGGCTGTTACGTTTGCTGATAGCACCTCATGGGGGTACATTCTCTTATTCTTATTGACAGCTTCTGCTTCCTGAAACTTACCACGAAATTTAGTAAGGCCACGATCAGAAGATTCGTTAAGATTAAGGGTGATTCCCCCGTGTGTACAGCAATCTACTAGAAGCATATCACTCACTATATTCTCCTTAGATTATTAATCTTTTGACTTTAGGTGTTGCATGCTATCTTGCATTGTCATTCCGTGGTCAGGAATATAGGGGTTCTTTAGAGCTGGGTATGTATCGGCGGTTTGATAGCCTCCGAAATCTTTGTCATCTCCAACGCTTTTTTCACCCTTCATCTTGAATTCGCCAGCTTTAGGCGCATATGGGTTTTCCATATTTGGGAATAGATCTGCACCTTTCATGCTGGTGTAGTGATCTTCGACTCCAACTTTTACATCTTTGCCATCAGAGAAAGGACTGCTCTTGAAAGGTCCGGGGTTTGCGCCGGGGGAGCCATTTACTGAGGGGTATTTGTGAATCATGGGGTTGTCGCCAACATCGGAAACATGAGGAGTAGCGGGAGTCCACTCGCCACCTTCCAAGTTTGCTTCGCTGATAGTCTGGAGATATAGAGCGGCTTCTTCGGCTACTCTTAGATTCTCTTTTTCATCGCCACTTAGAACGGCCTCTACATCGCTCATCAAGGAAGCGGTTTCAGCCTTAGTGGCTTCATCGCCCATTCTTTCAGCAACTCTGTAAACTTCGCTTAGTCCACGGAAAAGATCAGAGAATACTTGTGTTTCAACTTTTGCGTCTCTATCAGTGCGGGCTAGAACGCCTTCAGCAACCTTCGCAAAGTCAGAATAATCATTTGATTCAGAAACGCTGCCAGCACTAGCGTAAATCTTGTTTACATGATCGGTGAAGGCTTTATGAGCTGTTCTTAGAATGCCTTCTGCTAGGAACTTGCAGGTATTATCATCAAAATTTACGGCTCCAGAGTTCTCTAGAGTTACTTTGATGTTGCTTGTTAGTTCAGATTCTGTGAGGAATAGCAAGTTTGGCCAAGCTGCTGCAACATTTTCGAGTGTTGTTTCTAGAGCCTGGTTATCATTTACTGCGTTTAGTCTCTTGAGATCGTTAACTGCACGAACCCAATTGCTTTCTCTCATCACTCTCTTGGCATTTTCACGGGCCTCTTGAATGAATTTGTTGTGTTTGTTGCTTGTAGATTGAACAATTCTTCCTTCGTTGCGAAGCTTAGAAGTTGGAACTTTCATAGCTACTACATTATTTTGAGCATCTTTTCTAACAGAAACATCAGAAAATACATTTCCGCTCTCTTTGAAATTAACAAATTCTAGAACGTTATTAGAAAGAACGTTTAGTGCATTTAGCTTAGATTCATGCATCTTCTTGCCAGTTTTGTGCAAGCGACCTTTAGGGAAACGATCTTTTTTGCTCTTTTTGTCATGCTTTTTGTCAGCGTGGTCGCCTTTGTGCTTCTTAGCTTTCTTGTCCTTGAATGCTTTTAGCCAAGGAGGTAGGCCGCCACCCTTCTTAACTTCATTAATAACACCTTCTCTTAGATTTGCTCTTAGCATTGGTGTTGAGAAGTATTCTGCAAAGTTTAGACTTGCTTCGTCCATCTTGTCTTCAAGAATGTTATCAACCATCTTCTCTAGGGAGCTACGTAGATTTTTCTCAGTTGTTGATTTGTCAACTACTAATTGCTCAATGTTTTCAAGAACTAGATAGTCATTAGCAATTTCGTAATTGGCATAAACCAAGTCGCCTTGGTTGTTCATAAAGGTTACGTTGTTCTCATTTACACAGAAAACATCGAGATAACCCTGTCCCAAGGTATTTGCTATAATGTCACTAGCCTCAGATAATTCTTTTTCTGAGTTAGTGATCGAGTTCTTTTCGAGTTGCTTGAAAACGTCGAAGTTGATAAGCTTTTTCTTCATCATAGTCTCCCAAAAAGGTTCGATAAAACTTGCAGATTTACTTCAAAGTTCACTCAAAAAGAGCAAACATAGTCAAGTCAATATAAAATATGTATGCAGATAACTGTAAATCTGTAAAAAATAATATAGAATTGTTTTGAAATTTATCTAAAATTTCTTTATTAAGGTATACAAAGGTATGGTGTAACTATGAAAATATTTAGTTGGATAGGTTCTAAAATTTTTGGCAATAAGAAAAAGTTTTCTTGCAACCCACCGTTAAAGTATGATGAAGAGAACTTGGTTCTTGACTTAGACTTAGGCAGACTTACAGCACAATTTGTTAGTGACGATATCAGTAATGAAAATGGCAAGCTACATGTAAATAAATCATATAACGATGAGAAAACAGAATTCTATGAGTTTTTAACAAACATAGAATTCAAAGAAGAAGATGAACAAAAAGTTATTATTAAAACTGTGAGAAGAGTTTCTATTTTCAGAAACGACAGTGGTAGACTTATAAATGTTTTAGTCGGTCAGCCACAACAAATTAAGAAGAAAATTTAATCGTAATCAGATTCATCTGGTGTTTCGATATCTTCTTCATTTGCATAATCCATAATATCCATATCATACTTGGCTATTTCATCCTCTGATGGTTCTGGGACTCCAGCGCCAGTTGGAGCTTTTAGAGATGGTGGAGCAGCCGGTGCTTCTTGGCCTTCTTCTGAACCTAGTGGCGGTAGTTCTCCCTGTGTAGCCGCTTCCTCTGGTTGACCTTCGGGCGCTATTTCTGGGTTTGGGCCACCTGGAGTTGCTCCAATTTCTTGGCCTTCTTGTTCTTGCTGATCGGGGGAAGGTATTCCTACTCCAAGAAGAGCAGGATTTTGTGTCATAATTTGCAGTTTTGCATCTTCAATCTTCTGCATCTTCAGTCTTGCGACAAGTATTTTTGCCTCATTTTCTGAATAACCCATCCACTTATTGAGAATGTCATAATCAGACATTAAAGCTGCACTTTTCAAGCCAGAAGCATTCTGTAATCTTGCGGCGACTATTTCTGCTCTTGAAAGTTCTCTCCATTCTGATGGAGGTGTCATTCTTATTTTAAGATCATCGTAAGTTTCAGGAGGATATCCTCGTAATTTAAGATGTCTATTTGCAATTTCCCACATGCCATCTTCAAATGGCATTTGTAATCTTTCAATTAGTCTTGCAAATCTCACATCTTGTGCTGAAAGTGTGATTTTTGTTACTGAGGCATCTTCAATATTGAAGTAATTCTTCGGGAACTGCAAAGCAGTAAACAATCTGTTTCTAAAATATACTGCATCATCAATTTCGCCTAAATTCTGTGCGCCAGGAAGCGTTTCGATTCTGGTATTCGTATTTGGTCTAATTGGCAGCCAGTAATCTTCATCAACTGCTGGAGCATGATACCTTTCTTCAACAGAATTTGGACCAGAGACTCCTGGTCTATTGCTTGATATCTTCTTTTTTCTGAATTGGTCTTTCAGTTTTTCAACGAACGCTTCAGCTTTAAATGGAGGAAGTTGTCCCACATCTATGTAAAAAACTCTTCTTTCTGGGCTTCTTGATAAACGATAAACCAACATAGCATCTTCCATGAGTCTCAATTGATAAGCAGGCCCTCTTGCAGCCTCGACCATGCTTACTCCATAAGGATAGAATGTTTTTCTATCGTCTCCAATTTTGATATGTACAACTTGTTCTGGTGCAAATCTTATTGCGGTTGCCATCATGATCTCTTGATCAGTAGCCTGAACAACTGGTGCTCTTGTAAGGCTTTGATAATCTGGGCC